TGCTATTTGAGACAGAATTTACAGTAGAATTTCCAATTAAAACATTATTTGCAACTGTTGCATTATTGGATGCAAAAGTAAAGGCAGAATAAACTTCATCAAAGTTATCATTTACTTTATCAAAAGCATCTCGTAACGGATCACCAGTTCCGTCATTCGCTGTTGTGCCTATTCCTATTGTTTGTTTTGCCACTTCTTATGACTCCTAAATTAAGAAACAAAATCTGCTAATGGTAACATTCTATCAACCGTATAAGTTCTGTCAGCAGTAGCAAAGAAAGTATAACTGTCCACAGTAACAACATTGTTATCAGCTAGTAAAATATTAGAATCTGAAGTAAAATCAAAAGATTTTACAGCTGTATTACTACTATGTAACAATTCTATATTAGAACTTACATCTTGTATAAGTTCAAACTCTCCAAATAATTCAGAACCGGCAGAATGAAATGTATCTTTTATTATATCTTTGTATTTAGCAAGTATTTTTTGAACTTTTATCTGATAAGAAAAATCTTGATAAAAATAACTATCTTGTATAAATTTATCAGAACTTATATGACTTCTTGTTGTTGACCAAAAACCTCTACCAACACCAACACCACCTTTAGTAACTTTACTTTCAACAAGACTTGCAGTGTTAAATTCTGTTATATCTACAGACAATGATGCACCAGTTCCATTAGAAGTTCTCACTGTAAGTGTTGGTGTTGTTTGATATCCTGAACCCCTATCGCTATAAACAACTGAAGTTACAACACCGTTACTATCAGTTCCTACAACTGCATTTGCTGTATCTGGTGTTCCTCCTCCAGAAAAAATAACTAATTCGTTATTTTGATAACCAGATCCACCAGAACTAATTACAACATTACTCAATCCACCCTGTAAATATAAATCTACAGTTTCACCGTTTAAATAAGATTTACCAGAATCAATAACTGAAACTGCTGTTATAACAGCATTACCTGATACTGAAGGTCCTCTAATATTTTCATTTTCACCATTTAAAGTTTCATCGGGTCTCACCATTATAGTTTCATATGGAGCAAAATTTGCTGGAAGAATAGTTGGTGCTGACCTATAAACTGAACTTGCTGTGGAATTATTTTGTGGTGGTCCATAAAGAATTATTTGAGTGCTATTTGTTACCTCTTTAATTACTTGTAATTCTTGTGTATAATCTAAAGAAGAATTTGATTGAATTTGAATAACATCGTTAGCTTCAAAAATAGAATCAAATATAGTAGAAGTTCCTGATATTGTATTAGAAGTTGTATTATATGATATGGTTCCAGGAAGACCGTTAGAAAGTAGATGTGATCTAACAAAAGTGATTACAGAATTTGTATACCCATTACCAGTTGTTATATTTGTTAATGTGGATATAGTTCCAAAGGTTCCAGATTCAAAAGAAAAAGCAGTTCCTACATTAGAAGTTAAATTGGCAGTTTCATCTGCAGGAAATCCAAATGCTACTGCATCTAATTGTAGATTAGAATAATTACATATTACATCTGTATTATATGTAATAACTTGTTGATTTGTTAACTGATCCAAACTAAAATTGGCACCAGATCCTGTTGTATCATTGGGGTCATTATATATAAACACAGCAGCATTTGAAAGATAACCAAATCCACCAGATAAAATATCAAAATTTATAGATCCGAAACCTCTACCTAATTCTGAAACTCTTAATAACCCATTTTGACCAAAAGAAATAATATTATTATTTGTAATATCTCTTTTGACTATTTTTAATATATTACCTACTTTAAAATTTTGTCCACCATTAATTATTTGTAGACCATTCAAAGAGCCTTTTAAAATAGGTGCAGATGTAATAGCGGAAGTATTTGATACTTGTCCTTTTAGAACAATTGCTTCACCAATTGTAAAGTCTTGATTTTTTGGTGTAATGTTTGAAATAAACAATGTGTTAATAATATCAGAATCAAAAGATTCTTTTACAAAAGATTCTACTACTGCAAGAGTTCCTGATTCAGAACCTTCAATTTCTTTACCAACCAAATCATTCAAATTCCCATTATCAGTAACCTCTAAATATTTTGGTTCTTTCCAAGTTCCATCAGACGGTTTTAATATATCTCTGCCAGGAATATATATTTTTGAATCTAAATTATAAAGAAGTTTAAATAATAATTTATGACCCTGTATACTAGATTTTGATCTATAAGCATCTAAGACATGCTTTATCATAAATCTTTTATTTACAACAGTATCAAATGGAACACCAAATAAATATTTTTTCTCAAAATGAACTAAAAAATCATCTATGGTATTATCAATATCGCCATAGTTTAAAAGATTTCTTGAATGGTAAATTGGATTTCCATTAGATTCCATCCACTCAAAATATGCTTTCATAAACAATATGAAAGTAGGCCCTTCTTCTCTATAAAAAGAAGGGAATTGATTTTCAATAAAGTTTGATATTTTTGTTTCTATTGAAAATTCCATATTACTTTACTGTTTCTATTACATTTACATTAACATTAGAATTATCAATAAGTAAAATCATATTTTGAGAAGAAATAACATCCTTATTTTTAGTATTAACTAAGAATGAGATATATTGATCATATCCCTTTATTTTAATATTATCAACTTCTACTTCACCTGTAGTATAATTTATTGATCCTATATTAGATTTAATTGTAACTAATTGTCCAGAAATTTCTTTATAAACTTCTAAATTACCATTACCATCATCTTTTATTTGAGCAAATTCTATTTCGTTATCATCATCATCAAGATATGTAAATTGTGTTGTTGTTAGAACAACAGAATTATGTGTATATCCTGTGCATAAAGTTTTTCTTGCTTCTAATTCATTGTTGTAGTTTATAACAAAACTTACTTTTTCATTTACTTTTGGTGTTTGTCTTGAAAGCAATCTTACTTGTGTGTCATTACTTGTAATGTTTTCATCAACAGCATCAATTGATGTAACAAATTTACTATATCTAAAATCATTATCAAATTTTGATAATGTATCAGTTCCAAAATCTAGTATATCTTGAGTTACTAATGCATCAATATCAGATACAGATTTTAATGATGTTACTGTATTAAGTTGAACTGTTGATATAACGTGAATGTAAAAGAAATCTGGATCGACAAAAACAACTCTATTTGGAAGAGCAATATAATCTAATAGATAATTAAGAACATCGTTCTTTAGAAAATCTGGAGCAATTGTTCCTGATGCTGGTTTTAATGAAAGTAAAACTTTACCATATTGTTTAGGTTCTACTTCTTGACCACCGTAAACATTAACATCTGATAGTGCACCACCAAATCTAGCTAAAACTAAAGCAGAATAATCATTTGATGCAACTGCTCTTTGTTGTGTAGCAAAAAATCTTGGTGCTCTAAATTTAACATCATCTATAGTTTCTTGATAAGCACCATCTGCTGAATTAGTAACTACTGTTGAAGTTACAGTATTAACTTCACCAGAGTTTATTGGTCCTAAATCATCAACAAGAGAGATATCTGAAATGCCATTGGAATCTTTGCCATTATTTACAATATAGTCTGCTTCTATAGTGGCAAAATTTTGTGGTTTTCTTCCAAAAATATCATTACCAAAAACAATTTCATATCTATTATTATCAGATGGTTGTAAGAAAAATACCTGTGAGTTTTTGTTTATACCAAGAAGATTTTCTGCTCTTGTGTAATTAAATGTATTAGCACCATTGTTCTCTATTACTGTAATAGTAAGAGTATTAACATCTATATTTTCATTTGATAATCTTAAAACTTGTGTTTCATCTGTCGAATCATATATGAAAGAATCTTGAAAAAATGAACCTTCTAGTACTTCAACGTTTGAAATAGAGTAAGTATCATTTGCAGATGTAATAACATTTACTTCATTAGTAACAAACTCAAAAGAATCATTTGAATTTGAACCAGAAAATCTAGTTCCTTTTGGAATTGTAAGAGGACCATCAATGCCAGTTGTTTCAAATGTCAAATCAAGAAATGCAACAGATGATCTGTTTGAAATAGGAAGATAATTTAATTCTTTTGAATGTGATGCAACTGAATCATATTTCTGAGAAGAATCCAGAAACATTTCAGACGCAACCATATTTAAGTAGAAAGAATTCAAATATGAGTTATATGTCATTACATCAAGTAAGACATTAATATTTGAACCTTCAAAATCATAATCTTTTAAAACAGATTGATTTTGAAGGTAAGTTTTAAAATTTTGTTTTAGTGTATCAAAATCTAATGACGAAATGTTTAATGAACTATTTGCCATTTAACGAACTCTTTTCAGTAATGGTATTGTTAATACTATTTCTTCTATACTATTTATAAGAGTATAAACAATGGTTACTACTATTTCGTTTGGGTCTATTGGTCTATTTGTTTGTGTAGTATTTTGGACTAAGGAGGATTCAACTAATACATCAATAAGATTTACTCTTGGTTCATTGTTTAGTATTGTAGTTTCAATAAAAAATTCAATTTTACTTAATTGTGCTTCTGTGTTATTCTCAAAAAGAGATGCATTTACATCTGATCCAATTAAAGGTTGATAAAGTCTTTCACCAACATTTGTTTTAATAAGATTTCTAAGTGATTGATTTACTGCTTTCTCATTTGTGACACGACCAAGCTGCTCTCCAATAGGAGTCTTTGCAAAAGAATTTAAAAAATCAGAGAAAACTTCACCTTGTTTTTCTTTTGGTGAAATAGATTCTGCTCTTGTTGGTCTAGTTACCATTTATTTTTTTCCTTAATCGTATGCAAATACATCTGAAGAACTTTCTGATGGGTTAGTTGGTCCTGTTGGGTGATTATAATTATCACGATCTGCTTCGTCACCCACAGCAACTATAATTAATTTATCTTCAATATAAATGTTAAGTTCTCCAAACACTGCATTTAAGTTTCCAGCCCCGTGATTATTAGGGTCTCCATTAACTGCCCATAATAAATCATTTACATAAACAGTAGACTGATTTTGTACTATAGTCGCAGCTGTACAAAATCTACTATCAGTATCTCTATGTGCTCCTGGCATTTAAATATCCTTAGTCTGCATATTCTTTTGCTGCTGGATTTAGATCAATTCTATCTGCTACAATCTCAATTCTATTTGGTCTAATCATAATATAAGATGAACCACAAGTTAATAGTATTTCTTGTGAAGCATCTATTCTCGCCTTACCAGAATCTAGTTGAATATCCATATTACCAGACTGGACATTTATACCATATTCACCATTTTTTACTATATCATATCTTGATTCACCAGTAGAATGAAAACAATCTTTCTCTACAGAACA